AAACTTCTTGCCGTCCTCTTCCTCGAGCCCGGCCAGGCGAGTGACAAAGCCCTGGTTCGGATCATCCGTAACCCACAGGTCCTCCCCGATATTCTCGAAGTCGCTGGTGCGGATGAATTCGGCCGGAACGCCCAGGTGCCAGTGATCCGGCAGGTACTCGCCCGGGTAGCCGTAGATCGCGCCGGTGAGCACCGCGTAGGCCAGCATCGGGCCCGGCATCTCCAAATACACGAACTCGGTGACCTTGGGGCTGGATTCGCTGTCGTCGGTGTTGCTGAGCTCGATGCGTAGCGGGGTGGTGCCGAACAGACCCCGAGTCACGCCGGTGAATTTGTTGGCCTCCGTGCCGGTGTAGGAGGCAATCTCGAAATCGTCGTCATCGCCTTCCAGGCGAAGCAGGCCGATCTTCTGCCCGGCGGCCACAGCCCCGGCCACATTCGGGTGCTGGTACGCGTCAAAGCCGTTGGTGGTCAGGACCTCGATTTCGTCAGCACCAGCCTCCAGGGTGCGGTTCAGGCGTGTCTCTTGCGGCGTGAAGATGTCCTCACGGAGCATCCGCTGAACGTCGGCGCACTTGAAGCTGTAGGCCATGTCTTTGTAGCTGGCCTCGTCCACGATCTGGGTGGTGGCCAGGATGTAGCTGGACCACGACAGGGCCTCATCGCCGACATAGAACCGCACGGTCTTGCCGCGCAGGCCTTTGCCCTGGCTCAGCCGGTCCGCCTGCAGCGCGGTCAGGCCGTCGTCCAGCACCTCAAAGTTCAGGCTGCCGATCTCCGCGTTCGCCTTGTCCGGGTTCAGCTTCTGGGAGGTGCCGGAAATACTGACCAGCACGCCCTCGACCACGTTCTCGCCGGCCAGGCCGGTGACAGGGTGGGAGGTCAGGTAGAACAGGTCATCGTCGCCGAAGTCGATGGACACGACGAACTGGGGCGCCTGCCACTGGCTGTCGTTGACTTCGGCGAAGGCGCTGTTATCGATTCTCATACGAACTCACGCACGTTGAAGTTGACCGAGTAGAAGCCGACGCTATTCACCAGCGACCAGCTGGGGTCGCCGTCGATCTGGCAGGTATAGAGGGTCCCGAAGGGGTCAATCTCGAAGGTCTCGCCACCGGCCACCGAGTCCAAGAACTCCTGAAGCTGGGCCAGCTTCGCTTCGTCGTCCTCGGCGACTGTGGAAACGCGCCACTCCCGGTCAATTCGGGTCAGGCGATCAAAGCGCCGGCCGGAAAGCGACGTAGAGCTAGCCGCCTGCCGCCGGGGGCGCGGGGTCCAGTCGGAAATGGGCACCTCGAAGGTGTATTCCTCGCCCACAGTCCGGCCGCCCGCCACGCTGCGCTTGGCGGTGTAGGTGATCGTTGCCATTCAGGGCTCCAGAAACGAAAAAGCCGCCTCATGGGCGGCCAGGAAGGGTCGGCGAGAGCTACAGGGCGGCGATCAGTGCGGCCACGGAATGGATGATCTGGGCCGATGCCCAAAGGCCGGCGACACCGATGACGGCCCAGGCCAGCCGCCGGGCATGCCGGTTCTCGGCGATCTGCATGCAAACCTCCAGTAAAAAGGAAGGCCCCGCCGACCGGCAGGGCCATCTATGGTCAAGCGATGTGGCGTATTTCCCGGTCCGCTCGCTTGATGGTTTGGTTGATCCGCTCCTTCTCTCCCTGCATTTCCGCGCCGTGGCGGCGCCGGAGGGAGCCTGCGAACAGCGCGCCGTCGCGGACATGATCGTGCATTCGGCCAGCCCAGGGCGACCCGAGGCCCCGAAGCGCAGGGCCGAGTTCGTCCCAGGCCTTGTCGATCCATTCCATGTGGGCCACGACGCCCAGCATGTCGTTCAGGCTCACGCCGTCGGCTAGGCCCTCCTGGCCCGGTGCCGGCAGCCACTCGCCCTCCAGCGGGGCAACGCCCAGGTGGCGGCAAAGCTCCGGATAGCGGGCTGCCGGGATGTCCTTATAGGTCGCGACCCCAAACGCCTCGTTGATGCCGTGGTAAACGGTCTGGAAGTGCTTGCCCGTCTTGGCCACCACATCCTTCACGCTGCGCACGATGTGGCCCTTCTGGCCGGCGGTAAGCATTTCCACAGGCATCTCGTACCGGCCGGTTTTCCGGATCGCCGGTAGCACCTCGGCGGTCACCCACTTCCGGAAAGCCCGTGCCTCAGGGCGCCGGGATTTGAAGCAAAGGTGATAGACCCCTGATTCGTTCAAGGTGGTCATTTTCTGGGCGCCACCAGGGGTGCGCACAATGTGCGCCCCCTTTTCATCGGGGTCCAGGATGCGGCCAGCGTCACGGCTTCGGGTATATCCCAAGGCTGGCGCGACATCGTCCAGTACAAACCACGGCTCCCCGCCCTCGGTCACCACGGCCCGCACCTCTGCCGACCGAAAGTCGAACGGGATTACCTGGGCGGTGTCTTGCTGTGGATAAGTTCTTGCGTTAGGATTGTCCATACCAGTTTCCTCATCTTTGTTACTGGAACCGAAGCCCTGGGTGTGTCCGCACTCGGGGCTTCTCTCTTTCAGGCTGTCGCCTTTTCTCTCTGCTCGCGCCATTTCAGGCCCTCCTTCATCAGCATTACCGCCTCTGCGTTTAAGGTCCGCTGGTTTTCCCTTGATGCTTGGGAAATCGCGGATTTGAGATCGCCCGGAACCCTCAGGTTCATCTGCTGGCGCTGTATTTGATCCATGGTACCTCCCTTTTGATCAGTGAAGCATTTAGCTTCAATAACAATGTAGCAAACCGCTTCATTGCTTGCAATAGCAAAATGCTTCATTTTTCGCCCCATGAGCGAACCCGAAGTACAAGCCAACCTGCGAATCCCTGCCAGCCTCCGCGATAAGCTGAAGGCGGCAGCCAAAGAGAACCGCCGATCCATGACGGCGGAGGTCATTGCGCGCCTGGAAGAGAGCTTCTGGCATCGACCCTCTGCCGAAGAGTACGAAGAGATGCTCAGCAATATGGAGGGGGCATCCGAGCCCGATTACTCCCAAGAAAATCTTGCGCTAATCCTGACTGCCGCGCGGCATTCGCTGTCACAGGCCACCGAGGCGATCCGGGCCGCCGAGCGAATCTATGACGAGGAAACGGGGTATCACTCCCTTGTCCTGGGCTCGGACGGAGAAGTGAAGCGCAGCTACGAGGACACATAAAAAACCCCGCCGGAGCGGGGTTTGGTTAGTGGGCGGAGCCGGGCGGGCCAGAATCGCCGTCGTCGTCATCCTGCTTGGGCCGCAAGCCCTCCATGATCAGACCCTCTAGTGGCGTCTCATCGGCGCTCGCGATCTGGGTTTCGCCAGCATTGTTCAGATGCACCGTCATGGCGCCTCCTTCATGGCCTTAGCGCAGTACGGGGACGCCTTTGCCAGGCCCTCATCTGGGCGCAGGATCGCATCTTTTGAGAACGTGTAGTCTGACCGGATGACCAGAGCATCAGGCCTGACATCCCGGATCGAGGCTGTGGTGCTTTCCTGAAATACAATCCGCTCGCCATCATATTTCAGCCTGTTTACGGCGTGCTTCTCGTTCCAGGAGTAGCAGTACAGGCCTGTGCCGTCCTCGTTGATCTTCAGGGTGAGCAGGTATGCGGACATGCTGCCGGTCCAGGTGCCCACCATCGAATCGCCGGGAGGCGTGGCGCTGGTTTCGGAATACCTACCGCTGAGCATGTCGTCAACTGGGTTTGCGCACCCCGAAAGCACCAGACAGGCAGCCGCCACCCTAATCAACAATGCTGGCCCCATGCGCGCAGTCCAAAATGGATTCCGCCACTCTCTCCATGGCGCCATAGGCATCCATTGTGTAAGAGCCCGTCCACGAACCGAGAGGGCTGAAGCCGGAATTTGGAATCGACCCCGTGCTCTTCTGTGCAACCTCAATATTCTTGAACTGCACCACAGTTCGGTCTTCGAGCGGCGCTAGCAGGGCCTTGAACCGAACCACGGAGGCGATAGGGATAAGGCCGCTCTTGCTGTACTCCTCGGCTCCCGATGCAACTACGACGCCAGTTTCGCCATCCTGCGCCTGTAGAGTGGAGCCGCCCCCGACCACCTTCTCGCTTCGACCGTGATAGTAGTTGCCAGTGAAAGCGCCTACGAACGACGTGTCGTTGCTCAACGTGACGGAGTTGTTTTCGATGTTCATCGCCGCGCAGGTGGCAAGGTTCTGCTTCGCGGGCCCTTCCCGCTCAAAGGTGATGACCTCTACCGTTTGCTGGCCCATCCTGCCGGGCGCAGACAGCTTTACGTTATCCGGCAAATTTTCAATCGGAGTAGTCGCACAACCTGAAATGACCATGGCTGCCAGCACGGCCAGGCCGAATGATATTGTTTTCATTGTTTCCCTCCTAGATGATCCCAAGGGAATCCTATGTGATGCAGATCACGCCGTCTAGCGAAGGGTCCGCCCGTTCCGGCTGTTAGAATCGATCAGCACATAGTCCTTATTGGCAATTCGCTCCTTCAGGGCATCGCCGAACATATCCGCAAGCTCATCTTTGGTGGCGCCCACGACGCTGCCCTGTACCGTGATGGAGATGGAGTCGCCGCCCCGGCCTCCGCCGCTGGCGCCATCAAGCTGTACAGGGGCCGGTGCCGCAGGGACAGACTGAACACCGCCCGATATTCCTCCACCACCAGATCCGCCTCCGCCACCACCCCCAAAATTTGCGGACTTGATCGCTTGGAGGCGCCCCAGACCGGCCACAACAGCGGCGGCGGCTGCCGCAGTGCCCAGCGCAGGACCAACAATTGGAATGCCAGACATGGCGTCAAAAGCCTTCTGGGCTGAGCTGGGAATACTTACAAGGGTCTGCGCAATCGCGGCCGCCTTGCCGATCTCGAACATCTTACGATTTTCGCTCGACATCAGGCCGGTGATTTCGGAAAGGCCAGAGGCGGCCAAATCCATTTGAGCCATCCATCGCGCCTTATCCATGTCCTCCATGGCGTCGTTGAAGCGTTTGTTTTCAGCCTCAATGGCGGAGTTCCACTTCGCCTCATTATCAAAGTCAGCAGCCCTGGCATCCTCCAGCGTCTCTAGTCGCCGCTCATGATGCTCCCGAAGCAGCTCCTCCTCGGTCATGTACCGCTCAAGAAGCTGCTCCCCGGCCTCGATGTCGGTGGCGCGCTCCTTGTCCATCTCGGCGAGGATTTCAGCGGCGTCCCGGCGTGACTTGATGCTGAACTCCAGCGCCTTCTGTTCAGCCTCATACGCCTCAATCTGCCGGTATGACCCGTCGATGGCGGCCAGCTGGGCGGCGGTGGCGCCCTCTTTCCTGGCCCGGTATAGCTCCTCCTGGCGGGCCTTCATGCCCAGGGTTTCGGCTTCGAGCTGGAGGGCCGCCACGCGCTTTTGGATGGAGTCGGTGGCTTTGTCGTTTCCGCCGCCACCACCGCCCTGCGTGCCCTCTAGGTCGCGAATGATCTCGTCCGCGATGCGCTTGGAGCGTTCAGGATTCAGGATTTCGCTGCGCCCGCTCACCCGGTCCAGCAGGCGCTCGAACTCCTCGCCCTTCTGGGTGGCAGTGTCGATCTCGATGGCAAACGATTTCAGGCTGTTAATGGCCTGTTTGGACAGGCCGTTCTTCTCGCCGAACTCGTCGATCAAGGGCAGCAGGTTCTCGCCTTCCTCGAAGGCTTCGCGCGCCTGCTCCCGGAACGCCTTGAAACCCTGATAGGTGGCCAAGCCCTCGGCGTCCTGCCCTCGCCCGCCCAGGCTGCCCAGCGAATTACGGGCCTCAACCGCCAGGTCCTCAAATGCCGCTTTGGCGCTCTCGGCGGCGAGCCGCTGCTGCTCCGCCCACTTGATGCGCAGCCCTTCGCGCTGAACCTCGTTCATATCCTCGTATTTGGAGATCAGCGTATCGACCGAGGGCGCCGTCTGATCCAGCTCCCGGCGGAATCGGGCAATCGCCTTGGAGGCGTCGTCCGTATCCCCACCAAAGGCCGCGATGGCCGCAGAGGCCGCCGCAACGGCGCTCACCACCACCCCAACAGGATTGGTGCGCGCAGCAGCATTGAACGCCGCCATGGCCACGGTGGCGCCCTTCACGGCGATGGTGTAGGTGGCGTAACCGCCGGCCGCCGCCGCGATGATCTGAACAGCCCCGGCCAGATTCTCCAGGTTGGCGGCTTGCTCGGCGCTCAGGTCGTTGGCCTCGGCGAACTGGGGCAGCATGCCGTTGTAAACGCTGATCACGCCGGTGGCGGTGTCAATCAGGCTTTGAAGCTTGCCGCCGACACCACCGTCGCCCAACTGCAGGATGGCCTCAGCGGACGCGCTGGAAAACGCTTTCATGGAGCCGGTCAGGCCGGAGCCGAGTATCTCGGCCATGCGAGAAGCGGCACCCTCTGCGTCGCCCAGCGATGTGGTCAGCTCGGAAACGCGCTCACTGGAACCAAGCAACACTTGGGCGGCGGCACCAGCCTCGGAGCCGAAGATCTTAAAGGCGTCCGCCGTCTCGATGTTGGCTTCGGCCAGCCGGTCAATAACGGATTGCAGGCCCCGGGTGGTGATGTCCACCTCGGACACAGATACGCCGTAGGACTGAAGGGCGGCCGCAGCCTGGGGGGTGATATTGGATAGCTGCCGAATGAAGCCGACGAACCCGGTACCGGCCCGGGAGGCCTGGATACCAGCATCGGACAGCGCACCGATGGCGGCGGCTGTCTCTTCTACCGATACGCCGGCAGCCGTGGCGATGGGCGCCGCGAAGGACAGCGCCTGGCCAAGCTGCTGCACGTCTGTGTTGGCGCTTGCCGCTGTCGCAGCCAGAACGTCATTGACCCGGCCCAGCTCCGTGACCTCCAACCGGAAGCCGGACAGGGCATTGGACGCCAGATCAGCGGCGGAACCGAGATCCATGCCGGCGGCCGCCGCCAGCTGGAGAATGCCCGGCGTTGCGCCAAGCACCTCGTTGACCTCGAAGCCGGCTTGGGCCAGGAACCGCTGCGCGTCCGCCGCCTGCTGCGCGGAGAACATGCTGGTGGCGCCCAGCTCGCGGGCCTGATTCTCCAGGACCGCCATTTGCTCGGCGGTGGCGCCGGATACCGCCTGAACGCCTCGCATGGCCTGATCGAACGACGCCAGATCACCGACGATCTTGCGCAGGGCCGCCGAACTGGCCACGGCCGCAATGGCCGCGCCCACCGCCTTGAACCCGCCCTCCATCTGGTTGGTGGCCCGGGTGGTCGATTTCTCGGCCTCCCCGGCATTCCGCCCGATCCTGTCGAGAGCCGCAGAGCCCTTATCGACATCGGTGCTGTCAACGCTGAGTACGAGACGCGCTGTTTCGGTCATGCCATGCCTTCGATCTCAGGTGATCCAGATGCCGCAGAACGTCCACTTCCCAGGGCAGGAGGTGGATTCGCTTCAGTGCGGCCCAGTGGTGGATCTCGGTGTAGGAGCAATCGCCCAGCTCACAGAACCAGCCCCACAGGTAGGCGGTGCCCTCCGGTGGCGGGTCTGTTCTCAGGCTCTTGGGTTTCTTGCCGGTCTGGCGGTAAACCGCCTCAAGCTGCTGCCGGCGGCTGGTGCCGGTCTTGGGGTCCGGGATCGTGTCCCCTATTTCTTTTTCCGCCCACTCGTAGAGTCGGTGGACGGCTTCCTGAAAAAACGGGCATCACGCGAGGCATGGCGGTCGATCATATCCCGAAGCTGGGGGGCTTCGCGGAGCAGGGTCTTCACGTTCTCCTCGGTGAATTCCTCCTCCAGGTCCCAGCCGGCCACCAGGGCCGCGCACAGCGTCACATGGCGCTCGGTGCTGTCCACGGCCTCACCCTTGGCCAGGGCTTCCATGTCCTGCCGGTACGCGTCCTGCTTGGCCTGCTGGAAGGCGTCGGACCATTGGGAGCGGATGACCAGGTGGTGGTCGGTGGGCGTGCCGTCGGCGTAGGACAGGGGCACCTTGGTGCCCTCGTTGGCCTTCTCACGGGTGAACAGGGCTTCCATCTTCATTACGCAGCACCCCGCAGGATCACGATCTGGCTTTCCTCGGTGGCGTCAAAGAGGGCCTGGAATTCCATGCTTACGTACACCTCGCCCTCGCCGCCCACGTCCGGTTGGCCGGAGTTGTACTTCACGCGCGGCAGGCTGAACGTGTAGGCGTTGGTGCCGTCGCTCAGGGTGAATTCCAGGCTGGATTCCGTTTCGTTCAGGAACTTCTCGTACAGCGCCTCGCTGTCGAAGAAGGTGGTGATCGAGCCGGTCAGGTTGGAGCGGGCGATGCTCACGCACTCCGCCGTATCCGAGCCCACAACGAACAGCGGGGACAGACCGTTCTCCAGGGTGAGGGACAGCTCGGTCACGGTCGCAATCGAGGCGCCGCCCTCGTTGATCTGGCCGGAGAACGAATCGAACGGGCTGGTGGTGGACGCGTCCTGATAGGTGGCGCCCGTGATCGGGGCCTGGGCCGGCGCATCCATGGAGCGCCCCACCAAGCTGAACGAACTGGTTACGATGGCGTTGGTGGAGACGGTCAGGTTCCAGGTGTTGAACTCACACCCCAGATACCGCAGGTACTGGCCGATGTCCGCAAAGTGCCGCTCGATGGTGAACGGCCGGCGCACCACGCCCGCTTTCAGCGTGTCGGTGCCGGCGGAGGGGGAATCTTCCTCCCAGGTGCCGCACAGCACCGCCTCCAGCATCGGGCCGAACGCGCCGCCGTAGCTCAACTCGGTGGAGATGTCGCCGCCGACCTGTTTGTTGCCGTGCCGCACATCCGCGATCTGGCGATCGGCGCGAAGCTCGGCGCTTTGCAGCGTTTCCTTCGTCAGCGCCAGCGTGGTGCCGGTCTGGCGAATCGGGGTGAAGTCGGGGGTTGCCGGAGTGGTGCCGGCTTCGGTTTCGGCCACCAGGGCCATAGAGTGGCGTGAGCCGTTTGCAGGGCAGCCCATAACGAACCTCCATCATTGGGAAAGCCACGTCTCACGACGGGGCGGTTGGGACGTCTCACGACGGCCAGAAACAAAAAAGGGCCGCCAAATGGCAGCCCCTTGGGGATTAATGCACCGCGCCCCCACGTCTCACGACGGTAGGGCGCAGCGGCTTTAAACGGTTCTCAGTTGAAGCTCAACATCCACCTTGCTGATATAGCGATGAACGGATTGGCTCATGGTTGTGATCGGGGTGTTGGTCACATCCAGAGACGGAGCGCACAATCCACCTGTCGCCTGGTGAAACTCATCAACCGCCCTCTGCACTTTTGCTCTAAGGTTTTCGGCCGCTTGGTCAAACGCATAGGTGGCAATTGGACTGGCCATCTCTCTGCCAG